ACCTACGGCGAAAGCCCATGTGGTACATCCGCCAGTGCAACAAGGCTCCAAAACCATAAAGTGGCGCTACCGCGACCCGACACGTCGCATCACTCCCGACACACTCGTTACAGTCCACTAGTGATCCTCGTCGACAATTGGCACGCCTTTATTGGTGACCCGGCTTATGCCGCCGCCGTCCTCGACCGCCTCGAACACAACGCTTATCGCATCGATCTCACCAGCGAGAGTCTGAGACGGCGACGTTCCAGATCGATCCCAAAGGATTGACCACCAGCCCGCGACTTTGCCAAACTTTATTGCCAGCAAGGCGCCCGCTAGCCGGGTAACATCATCTCGAAATCAGCGGGCGACAACGTCGGAATCCGCAAGATTACCCTGGTCGAAGGCTTTACGAGCAGGATTCGGTATTTCGTGCAGAAATTCTTTTTCACGGAAAGCCACCCCACGACGAGGGATGAAGCGGCAGTTGAAATCAGCAGTCCGGTCGAATTTTGGACAAGCGCGTCTCGCCTTAGCCTGGAGACTATTGCCGGCCACCATCTTCGCTAAAGCGAAGCGTTCGCACGCCGATCGCGGTGAGACATTGGACCAGAAACACCGCGGAGAACCGACCCCGCGCCACCTTGCTTCTCAAATTGACGGCCGTGTCCCGCACGCCGATAGCGGCTAACCGTTCCGCGAGACCCTGATAGGTGACGCCGCGCCGAGCCATCTCCGCTCGGAGCAGTCGCTTCACCTCTTCTACCCACTCGTCCTCTGTATTCATCCGCAGTGACTTTGACAGTCGTGTTTACCATAATATCGGGTGATTTTTGCGTTGACAATTCGCCCATTTGTAGCCATATACGTCACATTAGTGATGGAATGCACTGCGCAGATTTGCCATGATGTGTATTTCGGAGTCCGAGCCCCATGACGGTATTCAGTATTTTACAAGTAGCGGGACCGCTCGGTTCGAGATGCCGATGGACATGATAGTCGTTACGGACGAGAGCGGGACCTCGTCTCCCTCAGGGTAGTTCGTCGGTGCTTTGAGCCGGTGCCTGAGGAAGTGATGGACGAGGATGGCGGTTTGGTTCTCGGCTTTCTAATGACGGGAGACCTCAACCTAATGCGCAGCGAAATTGCGACCGATGAAATAACTGTCACAGCACTGTGGACGCGCAGCCAGGACCTGTCGGAAAGGTGCGCGATCCTACCGCCGCTCGCCGGCAAGCGAACCGGAGGGGCTGTGTGTCCCTGTGGCGAGGACACCGACCGATACGGCCCTTTCAAACCGAGGAGCGATGCTGAAACCGAGCCGGACGGCGGAGAATTCCGATGAACAAGCGGACAAGTTCCACGCTAGAGACCCAGCAGCGCAAACGGCCGAATGAGGGGCTACTGTCTCGGCGACCATCGGACGCCCTCTCCATTTTATCATTGATTGAGAAGGTGGCGCTTGACCCCCACGCCGATGTCGAAAAGCTCGAATGCATGATGGCAATGTATGAGCGCCTCAAGGCGAAAGAGGCCGAGCTCGCATACAATACGGCGAAGGGGCGTATCCTAAGGAAACTCGCCGGTATCAGGATAGTCAAGAACAGGGCTGTTCTATACGAGACCGAAAAACAGAAGCCTCAAAAGGGCTCTTATGAAGCCTTCAAATACGCCCCCTTGGAGGAGATCGACAAACATCTGCGTCCGCTCTTGGCGGCAGAGGATATGGATCTCTCCTATTCCGACGAACCGCAGGAGGGCGGCGGCATTCTGATCTGCGGACGCCTGAAGCACCTGCCGAGCGGCCATTACGAAGATTCCTTTATGCCGGCCCCCGCGGACACCTCGGGTGGCAAATCGGGCGTGCAGGCGGTGGGGAGCACCAATTCGTTCCTCCGCCGCTACGTCGCCTGTAACATCTTCAACATCGTGGTCGTCGGGGATGATGACGACGGAGCGGGAGGAACAATCGACGAGGCTCAAACCAAGACAATTCTTGATCTGGTCAAGAAAGCAAAAGCCGGACCGAAGTTTCTGAAATACATGAAGGCCCACAGCATCGAGGAAGCCGGTTCTCTCGAGGCCGCTGTTGCGACTATTGCCGCCCGGGACTATCGCAAGGCCATTAGCACTCTAGAGGAGCAGATCGCCAAGGCGGAGGCCAGTCATGCCCATCTTTCATGACGTGGCGCAATATTCGGAAGCCTATGACCGCCTCAAGCTCGGGATCCCGACAAGCTCCCACTTCCACAAAATCATTACCCCGCAGGGCAAGCCGTCGAGACAGTGGCGGGAATACGCCTGTGTCCTGATCGCCGAGCGGATCCTACAGCGAAAACTCGAGTTTCATAATTCCCCTATCATGGAGCGGGGCCTGATCGTCGAAGCCGAGGCAGCCGATTGGTATGAGTTCGATCGGGATGTAACCGTGCAGAAGGTCGGCTTCATTACCGATGACGATCACACGAGGGGATGCAGTCCCGATCGGCTCGTCGGCGACGAAGGCCTGTTGGAAATCAAGGCGCCTCTGCCGCATACTCAGGTCGAATACTGGATTTCTGGAGAGGTTAGCGAACGCTTCCGGCCGCAGTTGCAAGGCCAGCTCTACATCTCCCAGCGGAGCTGGGTCGATATCGTCTGCTGGCATGACGTGCTTCCGAAGCTAGTCATGCGGGTTGAGCCTGACGAGAAGTTCATCAACGCTCTCGACCGCGAGTTGCAGATCTTCAACTACTTTGTCGATCGCGTGATGGAAAAGATCCGCGCCACCTATGAGACGAGGGTCCCGCAGGGGAGTTCCGCGCTTAAGTCGGCACTGAGAGCCAGTCTGGAAACAGTCCTGTGAGCCAGACGTCGCGAATGAACTCGAACGCGGCGGCGATTTCTCATACCGATGCCCGCACCCCGCATCTCTCGCACCGTAGCTAGCCGAAAGCTCAAGCCTGACTTTCGTCGGCGGGTGCAGCACCTCGCTTTTATCCGTCTGCTGCCTTGTGTGGCTTGCGGCAAAGCAGCGCCATCAGAGGCCGCGCATGTCCGGACAGGAACTGATGGTGGTGTTGGCATAAAGCCGGGTGATCGCTACGCCGTTCCGCTGTGCACTGCCTGCCATGCGAAACAGCACCGGGCGGGCGAGCTGGCTTTCTGGTCTGCATTACGGATCGATCCTGTCAACGTGGCGCTGCGGCTTTGGACGATATCGGCCGATGTAAAGGCCGGGGAACGCACTGTGTTTCGCGCCCGACAAGGGATCAATTTGGCGAGGGCATATTATAGCTGAGAGCCCTAGAGTACCTCGCTCGAGAACAGATCCTCGTAGCCGCGAATGGAGCGGGATCGCTGAACCGATCGGGATCCGCTGGTTTCGCAGGCTCGCCGTTACCTAGCGCTGGGCCCCGCCGGCGCCGACCGCGCCGATCTTGGGCAAATCGTGCTCGGCGAGCTCGGGCTTGCTCGTTGAAATCTGAAACGCAACATGGCACAAAATAATTCGCGTGGATAACCAGCCTTTCAGGCTGTTACCGGACTGAGACGAATTATACGGATCTCCGGAAATTTCTGGATACGAGTGTGCCTTTGATCTCAGGCCATATAGCGGGTGCCCCTATAGAGCGGGTGAAGCTGGAGCCCAAGCGACCGCGCAGAGCGAGCGGATCAGGCCGTGGTTGGTGGCGAACCGGTTCCAGGCCATCTCGCAGGCGTCCATGACGTGCGCCAGGCTGACAAACACCGAGTTGGCGAGCCAATGGCTGCGCAGATAGTGCCAAATCCGCTCGACCGGATTGAGCTCCGGGCTGTAAGACGGCAGCTCCAACACAGTGATGTTGCTGGGTACCACGAGTCCTTGGCTCCGATGCCAACCGGCACGATCGAGGATCACCACGGCATGCGCATCAGCAGCGACCTGGCTGCTGATCTCGTTGAGATGATGGTTCATGGCGGCGGTATTGCAGATCGGCATGATCAGCGCCGCCGCTTTGCCCTGCGACGGGCAGACCGCGCCAAATACATAGGCCGAGGCGAAGCCGAGGTCCTTTGGTG